CTTATCCCTCATTTTACTTAAAGAAACATGAGCCATTGACAGAACTTTGAAGAAGCACTTCTTTCTGTCGATGATGCTGAACATGTCCATCGCTCGGTATATCGGTTCGTGCATTATGTCGATTGGTCCATTCATACTCATAACAAACTGATTCCTTATTAAGTAAAATATCTCAATTGCTTCGGCATTTTCTTCAATAAACTCTGGTTTACAAGTATAACATGGTGGGTCTTCATTTTTTTCACCGTAGATATCTCTGCATCCTTCGCATTGATTGGCATATTCATTATACCATTCTACAGTTTCCCGGAGTTTTTTTCTTCCTTCTCCATCTGCTTTACATTCGCATTCATCTGGACTTCCATGCATCTGGCCATGAACCTATCAAACACAGGAACTTTAGAGAGTTTGATCTTGTTCTCCCTTGTGCACTCAATAGGTTTTCCCTTTGCATCATAAAAATCTTTGAGTCCAGTAATGACATAATCAGTTAGGTCATCCTGCTCTTTTTGCTGGTCTTCCAATGAAAGGCTTTTATAGTATTCAACCTTTTCCATTGATCGAGTCTTTGGATTAAGAACAAATTCTGATTCTTTTTTTCTCTTGCCGATACGCTCCATGATCAGAGGTCGGGAAGGCCTGAAGCAAGCCTTCCCTGTCCCTGGCTTAGGGTCGTCATAAATAATATTGCCTGTAGCTAAGTCGATCCTTGAATCAAAAAAATCAAACCAATCTCCTTGGCTTTCCTCAATATCGAACATGACACCTTTTTCAACCATTTGTGATTCCTTTCGTTTTATTTGTAAGACTACTTTGTAAAAGTGTTAAAAGTTAAAAAATTAAGTTCCGTAAGGAGTCATTGCAGCTCCAGAAACTTTGCCCTCAAAACTTACTGTTGCAAGTGCATTTTTCTCAAATGTAATAGAATCGCACTTCGTCGGTAGAATCAATCCACCAGCAGCTACTGCCCAGTACTTTGTAGTTGTTTCGTAAAAGTACAGATTTGACAAAGAAATACCAGCTCTTGCAGCTGCAGCCAAAGCTACCTGACCTGTAGTGTCAGCTGGATCGTGAAAGCCATTAAAAGTTACTGTACCAGGATCCGCCATGCCGCCGAACACAAAAGACTGCACAGTGTCACCAAATGTAGTGCTGTCCAATGTAGGGTTTATGAACCCACTCATAGACCAGGTTGACAGTCCTGCGATCTTCACAGATCCATACATGACTTTGGCCAGACGCCCATTAACTATTGCCATAATTTAATCTCCTATCTTAGTTGTTTTCTTCCCCGATTAAGACTGTTGATTCAAGTCTTTTTCCTGGAAACCGTTTATATAACCACTGCCACATTCGCATAAACACTTCATCTGGTTCCCATTCACCCCAGAACCTTGAGCAATAGTGCTCTGCCCAAGCATCAAGAATCCAAGCCGAACCCATCTCATTTGCTCTCAAGCAAGCATAAGTCCCATATAAATCAAAACCTTTTAGAGCTTCGTCGAATCTAAATCCTGATTTCATGTTTACAATTATTGTGCATTCATCGATACAAGAGCATCGTGCAGGGAAAGTATGATCTGTAACGATCCAAAGTGGAGAACTCATGTCATGAAACCTTCCACACAACTGGCCTTTTTCATCCTTGCCAACAATACCAGCTATCACCCAATCAGAAGGTAACTTTTCTATCTGAGATTTAACTTGAGGTAACCAATGTTGCTGATAAAACATGTCCTGGTGTGTTAAAATACCAATGTCTGCTCCAGTCTTATCAATCGCATCAAGTAGAGTATTGAGTCCTTTTGTCGCTGATTCAGGATCAAAAACAGTAAAGCATTGGCACCCTTCGATACTTGAACCCTTGAGGATAAGATCAAACCGCTTGACATTGTTGACCATGCACCCAAAAGCTACCTTTGCTGGTTTTATCCATCTACCAGGCTCAAAATAGTTGAACAGGGCATATAAATCAGGTTCATATCTGATTTGTTCGCCATCTTGAAGATGATGAATTGCCATAAGTCCATCTTCGCATCTTGTGTCTTCTTCAAAGAGGTGGTTTTTGAATATTTTACCTTTAACAAAAGATTGCTGTGAACTGATTGAACCTATTTTGATGTTATCGGGATGTGCAAATAGTGTGTATGTTGGGTATCTCCTGGCCTCAATAACTCCGACCGGAGTAAAATCGCCACGCTTTGATGAGATTATAACAATGTCATTGTCCATCTGTTTAATAGCATCAAATACTCCAGCTTCATACATATCATCGTCATCAGCAGTCACATAATAATCGTCATCGACAATCGTATTATTTTTTATCCACTGATTGCGTTTGTAACCAGCTATCGTACCTGCTTTGCAATCCTTACTGAGAGTGTTGATAACATATGGTTGTATCCATGCTTCATCTGGAAAGTGTATAAGTTCATCATAGAATGTTATTGGGTGTAAGATAACATTCATTGGTCTGTATGCTTCAACAAGCAAATTTACATTTTCAGGTCTGCTAAATGGTGTAATTAAGTGAATCATAAAATTCCGATCCCCTGTAAAGGGCTTTTTGTCGTGCAATGAGTAAATTCTATTGAACTATCCTTTTTGCTGTTTTTCCAGTATTCAACAGCATCTGGGCAACTTGTTTCTTGAATGTCATGAAACATGCAAATATTAGCATATTTTCCAACATTTTCAAAGTCTGCATTGATCCACTCAGCTGAGTGATCACCATCGATGAATACAAGATCAAATTCCTTACCAACAACATCATAACTGGTTAATTGAGCAAAATTCAAATACGATTCAGATTCAATTATTTCTTTTATTTCTGGGTTTAAAAAATTTGTAGGATCAATTCCTGTGCAAACAATCCCAGGATTAAACCGCTTTAAATACTCAGAAGTAAAAAGGAAGTTTCCGCCTTGAAAGACTCCGATCTCAAGGTATGAATCGATCTTAAAATGACTCAAATAAACAAGTGCAGGAGCAATTTGAGTTGGTGTTTGATAAATTCCAGCCATATCCTCAGAAGCATTTTTGAAAACCTCTTCGTCACCAAAAACAGGCAGCCCCCATTGAACGATTCCAAAAGTCCGAGCAAGATTTGCCACAACTTCTGGATTTCTTAGACTTTTAATGTCTAAGCATTTAATCAAATTTCGAACTGTTATGATGTTCTTATTTTTCACTGTCCAAGCCTTTCACGTATTCACGTTTGAAATATGCTTTGTTATTAACAATTTGAACCAATTCCCAACCTTCTTGACCATATATAGCGAAAGACAAACCTTCATGATCACTTTTGCAATCAGGAAATAAAACAACTATATTATACTCAAACTTTCTCCTTTCAGGAGCCTCTGGCCTATTTTGTTCATCCATAATTCTTTCAAAACAAGCAGCACAAAGAACAGGCATGTCTTCATGCACAACCTTCTCATAATTTCTTGCAAGAACTTCAAAGTCATTTCCACAAGATTCGCAATTTACTGTTGCAACTACATCATCCATCATGCTTCCCTTCGTTTAAATGGTATTGTTACCACCAAATGGTACCAGTCACCAACAGGACCAACATTTTGAACTTCTGCTTCATCACATTCAATCGAACCAAAGGTCACCATATCGAAAAGATGAGACAAGGTGTCTGCATAACCTCTTGCTATTGCTGATCCAATATCTCTTGGTGTAAATATTCCAATATCAATTATGCCAGAGTGTTCTTTTACTGTATCAATTCCGAATTCGAGAGCTTCAACATTTCCTGGAAGGATCGTACAACGAATCCACGCTGTTCCAGGGTTCGGCGCATACGGCGTATTGTCCCAAGCGATAGCAGTTGTGGACCAGCCCGCTTTTAGCCTTGCTTCAATATCTATTCTCTCTTGGGTATAACTCATACTAAGTTCTTAATCCTATTAAATAAACTTTGTATTAATTCAGCATTATTCCTGATCCATCCACTTGGAGCTTGCTGTGAAGATCCATATTCAAGTGGGATTGCATACTCAAGGTTATTGTGCAAAAATGCTGTTTGGCCAATTTGGTATGTTGATATCCCTTTCGTGCTCCTTGAAATATTCTCTTTTGTGCTATCTGTTGTTCCAGGTGCAATACTCCCAATACTTGTTGACCAATTGGCTTTAAAACGACCAGTGTCAACTGGGCTTTGACGAATCAATCGAGTCATTCCATCAAGAATGATCTTTCGAATGACCTGTGAAGCTTTTGTATTCACAGTCTTTGCAAGTTTGCTTGTGTCAAAGTCAACTTTTGCCATTATGCTGATTTCCTGCATTGAAGAATCCACAATGCTTGTGCACTATCTATGTTTGTTTTCTGGACAACCCATTTTGCTTCACTTTCTGTTGTAACAAAATCTGATGCTTTTGGGGTTAATAACCCACCAAAAGGTGAAGCGATGTCGAGAGCAGCAATGCTCAATTTTTTATCTGTGTTAAGAACAGCACCATTTGAATCATTGATTTCACGACCATTATAATCTTCAAATAATACTTTTATGCCTGAACACTCTTCATCAAATGAAGAAGTAACTCCAGTGGTTGTATTGTAATTTGGAGTTCCTACTGAGGTGTATGTACACACTAAAGGTATGTCTCCAATTGCTTTAAATGCAACTTGTGTGACTTTTTGTATTACTGAGGATAATCCCATTATTCCAACCATCCCCGGATCGCGCACGAAACTAACGACCCTGCTGCTTCTGCTATAACAGACGCTTTTAAATCACAGGTTGCAGGTATTTTTATGGGCATAGTTAATTCTTTGGTATAGGTACTGTTCAGTAGAAGAGCTTCTGCTGTCGGATAAAACATACCCCTTTGTAATAATGCTCCTGTACTTAATACGCACCCTACGTGCAATGTAACGGTGACGTACTTAGTCCCAACGGCAGAGGCTGAGAAAGAAGTCAAATACAAAGTCTTACCCAAAGGAATTGTCATTATGGTGCTTCTGTCTCTTGTCTTACCGGCGCGTATATAACCAACAACCAAGCCACCTGTTACCTGCGTAAGTGTTATATTTCCGATTGAAGCATTGTTTGTTCCGGCTGTCGCTACCGTGAAAGAGTTTACTCTGAATATATCTGCATGACTGACTCCTGAATCCACGTTGTTTACGCCATTCATATTCAAAGTAACACTACCGCTTGTGAAGTCAGACTTCAGATATTCTATCTTAACAGTCCATGCTCCGGTACCCGTTACTGCCGTATCTTGTGCTTGGCTGGATACAACCCGTATTTGAGAACCTGCAGTAGGCCAAACAAATTGACTCGAATGAGACCATATCGTTTCTTCGGATGTGCTTGAAGCATCATTAAATCCGAATCTTTGAAAAGGAGTATGATCAACGACATTTCCCTCTGCGATATCATACAGATATGGCATGGACGAAACTCTGGGCTTATTATTAACATGTTTAACACCATAAGCAAC